GCATCTTTACACTGGAACCGCTTGGAACCTTTTTGTTTTAGAATGTATCCAGGAACACTTCCTGTTACACCGTTATGAAATTGTACTTTAATATTTTCGGTACTAGTTGCACCAAAATATCGTTTGTTTAATGGGCGGCCCATTTGTTTCTCCTATGACGTTTTAAGTCTACGCAGTGGGTTTTCTGCATAAATCTCTTTGACTCTTTATTTATCCCCTAGCTATTAAAGCCATAAGCTCAATCTTTTCAACTGTACTTAGTATTTGATTAATAGCATCTATCTCTTGTTGTGCTTTTTCTAAGCAGGCACGACTTTTAGTTTGTCTATGCTGTACCATAATGATGCTGTGATTTTGAATACGATTTTCAATCATATGTTCTATTTGATTGACATCGTGTTTGAACATAGGAAAGCGAATACGCCACGCACTAAACTGCTCACGTAGTTGTTTAAAGTCTTTGTCTGATTCTATTCGCACCTGATATTTAAGCCAACAAAAAAGCCCCGAAGGGCTTTTTTGAGTTTGTTTTCTTATTTCTAAGAATTAAGCAAAACGTAGGTTTGCGCTAGTTACAGCAACAGTACCTAGGTAATCAGCTGCGTTACCTAGAGAAGATGCTGTGTTTGTCAACTCAACATAACCATAACGTGTCATAAATGATACGACTGGTTCGAATGTTGATGGATCTAAAACAACACCAGAGCTCATTAGAGGAATGTAAGGGCAATAGAATGCCGCTGCATCAGACTCAGATGAACCTTTGTAACCTACTAAAACGTTGTCGTCAGTAGCGTAGCCGTTAACATAAATCTTCATTGCACTGTTCAATGTACCAACAAACTTAGTGTTTGTAGGAGCTTCGAAAGTACCTTCTGTTGTACGAGCAAATGCGCTTGTAGTAGCAGATTGTAGAAGAGTTAGAACTGTTGGAGATACAACAGCCCAGTTACCAGCACCACGACGTGTACGCTGAGCGATCAAGTTAGCAGTACGATTGATTTGAACAGCTAAAGCAGCGTGTTCGTCACCAACGAAAGTTGCTGTACCAGAAACAGCGGACTGGTCGTATGTTAATACAGTACCAGACAAGCTCTTCAAGCTAGCAATAACTTCTTGGTCGATTTCAGCAGTAATTTCTTGTGCCAAAGCAGCCATAATTTCTGCTTCAATGTCAATGCCTTGTTGGGCTTGTGCATCTTGAGCAGCTTCAAACGTCCAGCGAGCAGACAATTTACGTGTCTTAGCTTCTACTGTCTGTTTCAAGATTTGAATGCTTAGTCTGTTACCAGCACGGCCTTCTAAAGCTGCTGTAGAAGCTGCTTTGTCAGTAACTGCGCCAGAATAGCCTTCAGCAATCTTGAATGGGCTTAGTGCCTCATCGCCAGCTGTGATATCAGTACCACTTGTGCTATCAAAGCTATCTGCATAGCGAACACGTAGGGTATGGATCTGACCAACTGGGCCAGTCATTGGTTGTACACCTACTAACTCGTTAGCAATAACGGTAGGCATTACACGTCTGATCACTGGTAGGATCACACGATTTAAAGTTGCAACGTTGCCAGCGGATGTAGCTCCAGCAGTAGCACTCTCAGCCAAATACTTGCGGGTATTTTCTAGAGTAGTAGCCATTACTGAACGCTTGTTACCTTGAAGACCTTCTAAAAGGGCGTCTTTGGTCTCCGACCAGCGTGACTCGAGTAATTGTGACATTATAGTTCTCCTTAAACTTTTAGTCCCGCAAGCCTGCGGATGTCAAAAATTTCAGCAGTTTTTTCTTCACTGCTAAATTGTTGTGCCTGATTCTTATCGCCTGTAATTTCTTTGCCTTCGGTCAATGCTTTTTTGGCCGGAGTACCACCATTCATTACTGCTGGTAGATACTTGTCAAAAGCTGCATTTAGCTTATCTGTTTGTACTGATTCTAATAGTTGGCTCATTACTGAACGCTTATCACCACCCAATGGCCCTAACAACTCGCCCATAACTGCTGTGCGCTTTGCGGATTCTTTAATGATGTTTAATTCAGTTTTCTTGCTTTCTACTAATTTTTCTGTTTCTGCAACAATCTTCGCTGCTTCTTCTAATTCCATATCTTTCTGTGCAACTACCTTTAGTAGGCGTGCAGTTTCAGATTTTTCATTAAGATGACTTGCAGCAAATTCGCTTGCGAAAGATTCAAAAATTCTGCGACCAAAGTCGTTTCTGCGAGCGGAGTTGATATCTTCTTTCAACTGAGTCATTTCAGACTTCAATCCCTTAGAGACTGTTTCTTCAATGATCTGTGCTGAACGAGCGATGAAATCTTTCTTGACAGCTTCAAACTTAGCTTTGCTTTCACGTACTAAACGTACTTTAGTTTCAGCTAAATCTTTCTTGTCGCTGTGGAATTCTGCGATTTCTTTCGCTAGTGAGTCCACAATAAAAGACTCTAATTTACCAACGTTGCCTGCAACTGCGTTACGGTCTTCGTGTAATTCTGCAATCTCTTTGCGTAGATTATTCAAGATGAATGATTCCATAGTGGCAGCATCATCTTTCATTTTTCTAGCATAGTTTGCACGGGCTTCGATAAGTCCTTGACGGTCTTCTGCAAGTTCTGTTAGCTCTGCTGTTAAGCGATCGGCTAACATACCTTCAACGGCTTCAACCATTGCAGTCTTATCGTGCTCATACTTCTGAGCAAATTCTTCACGTAGTGTAGCAGTGACTTGTTCACGGGATTCTTGGATCTGCTTATCCCAAGCAGTTTCAATCTCCGATTTGATGTCCTCGGAAATCACATTGTTTTCAAATAACTGTTTAACGAAATCTAGCATGTGATTCTCCTTTTTATTTGAGACCCTTGATGATTTTCACCAAGCTCTCTGCTATATATCTTTGTGCCTTTGGGTCGCCTTGTACTTCTTGTGCCATTCTAAATGCCTGATAGCCACCTGTATTATTCATCAAGTGTTCATATACTGGGGTTGGGTACGCTCCGGGTGCGCTTGGTTGCGCAACAATGTCAACAGTGATAATTTCAAAACCTTGAACGTTACCACCGCCATCTACTTCGCCGGATCCTCTTGAACTTACACCCAACTTAACTCCTGCCGTCAACATGGATTCAATTAATTTACCCATTGGAGTTGGTAGGATTTTTAGTTTTCCGTAGCCGTTAGGACCATCCATCCACATCTTGGTAATCATATGACTAACACGATCTAGATTAATTTTTAAATCCTGAGGGTGATCAACTTCACCTAGCACAGAGTAACCACCAGAGATCTGTTCGTTGAGCGTTTTGACAGCCCTGCCAATCTCTTGAGAAGAATAAACACGTTGATTTGCATTGCGGATATCACCTTGGATGCAAATCCCGTTGAGATGGAGCGACTTACCACCGCTACCATCTTCTTCGCTCTCAAGAACAATCTTAGCCTGGTCGTAACTTAAATGTTCTGCTAGAGTAAGTTTTTTCACCGTTACGTCCTATTATCTACGACCACGGAAAAGGCTTTGGCCGTCAGTGGAACCTTCCGCTGCGCCTTTTTTCTCAGCACCATGACCTGGCTCTTTCTTAGAGAAAGCATTACCTGCTTTTCCGCCTGGGACATTGATGTTACCTGCGTTATCTTCTTTTGGGTTGCCTTTTAACAAACCGTTGCCTTTTAATGCACCAGTTGTAGAACCTTCGCCACCGTTACGGCCGCTTAGGATGTTAGCAGTTGTGCCACCCATGTCATTCTTACCAGCTACTGGAGACTTTGTGCCGCCATCAGCTTTTTCAGCTTGACCTTTCTTTTCTGCGCCGTGACCTGCTGGAACTTTCTCAACATATTCACGAACAGTTTCTAAATCCATTTCTTCTTTTGCGAATGGGTTACCACCTTCTTCGTCGCCACCCATTTCTTCATCGCCCATGTCGCCGCCTTTTAATGCGTCAAACTTAGCTTGTAGTTCATCTACAATGCTGTCTAGGTCTTGGAATAATTCTTCTTCGGACTTTTCACCCATCTCACCTTCTTCGTCGCCCATTTCTGCATCTAGATCGCCTTCTAGGTCATCAGTTGCATCAGCGCCCATTTCGTCATCGCCTTCGTATGCGATGTCTTCGAAGTTTTCGTCCATCTTGTCTTCTTCAGCGTCATCATCTTCAGCTGCTTCTTCCATTTCTTCTTCTTCGTCGTCTTTCTCTTCTTCTTCTGCAATTTCGGAATCAATTAGATTCTCGTAAATTTCACGTGAAGCAGCAACCACGTATTCGTGGAATAATTCTTCTGCTTTAGCTTGATCTTCATTAACTAGATGCGCTAGCATCTGTTCTAAAATATTTTTGTCTGCCATGTTGTGTTCTCCTTCAAGATTATTAAGGC